TATTAAAAGAGCAGGCCAGACTTAATGATCTGAAGAAAGGTTTAGCGGAGCCACCTACTAAGCCTGTGAGTGCAACAGGTTCCGGCACGGGCACTACAACAGGAAGTGGTTCAGCAGCAAGAGGTCCGGCTGACACTACAGCTCAGACGCGAGTAGAGCTGCAACTTCAGCAAGAGCTGCTGCGCATTGAGCAAGAAAAGTTTGCGCTTGTCGGTAAAGAGGCGACACTCCAAAACTTTGACCTGCAGAGGCAGCAGTTAAAAGCTGGATTAGCTGCAAGTCTGCAAGAGATCGACCAGGACAACATCACTGCTGCAAGCAAGATTGCAGAGAAAGAGCTTGAACGAGTCAAGTATGCGACCGACCTGCAAGCAATTAAGAATGCAGAGAAGGAATTCACGATCGAGCAGACCAAAGCTTTTGAAGAGCAGGTCTTAGAACTTCAAAACGCGATCGAGCTTGAGGGCGCGATCACCGATGAGATGAAACGTCAGGTCGAACTACAGCAGGCTCTTGCTGAAATTAAAGGATCAGATTTAAGCGAGGCGCAGAAGACGCAACTTGCTGACTTGCAGACCAGATTAAGTGAGATACAAAGTGCCAACGCTAACCCTATTAATCAGTACCTAAACCAGCTAAAGACACAACTTGGTGACACAGAGGGAATGATCGTCAGCTTGGCAAGAACGGTTGAAACGGAACTAAGCAGTGCGATGTCTAGTGCCATCACCGGATTAGTCGACGGAACAAAGACTGCGCAGGAAGCATTTGCAGACATGTTTGCAGGTATCGGTAAAGCCTTTATTGATATGGCAACGCAGATGATTGCTAAGGCATTAGTTATGAAGGCTGTAGGCATCTTCACCGGCGGTGGTGGTGGCGGTGGCGGCGGTTTATTTACCGGTGATTTATTTGGCTCTGCAGGGGTAGGAGGAATTGGCGGCGGGATGGTTAGCCCCTTTGCCGACGGTGGCCGACCAGCTACTGGTGAAGTGTCACTTATTGGAGAGCGCGGGCCTGAGCTTTGGGTACCTGACAGCCCAGGGCGGGTAGTTTCAAACAGTCAAACAAAAGACGCATTGGGCCAATACAGCGCAGGTAATAATTCAACTGCCTCGAATGGTGTTGTTCCGACATTTAAACTTGAAACAACGGTTATTAACGGCGTTGAATATGCGACGGTCGATCAAGTTGCGCAGATGGGCGCAATAGCCACCAAGAATGGAGCTAAGCAAGGTGAAGCCCGCGCAATGAACAGCTTGAAAAACTCACGCGGCGCACGCTCTCGCATCGGCATCTAATGGCGTTAATCCACATCTGCAACACGCTGGAAATTCGTCGCTGGAATAGCGACACGGATACATGGGTCACAGAAAACTTATTTCAGAACGGCAATCTTGATAACCCGCTAAACCACAACAGCAAGTCATGGAGCTACTTGTCGTTTATCTATCAAGGCGCAGTCAAGAACCGTACAGGTGACAACCTTGAAGCCGCGCTTGTTTTATCTAGCAACCCCATCAGCATGGCCTACGCCCAACGTGTGGTGGAAGACAAGTTGCAGGTTGTAGTGGAGACCTGCCTAATGGACAGCCTTTTTAACGTTGTCAAAAAGGTGATCAATAAAGAGCAATGGGTCGGAACGTCTATGTCCTATGACGCGGAAGCCGTGGAGCTCACCCTTGCCAGTCGTATTGACGCGGTGGGAATGTCAATTCCCAATCAGTATTTAAAGCGTTCAAGTGTGGGGGCACTACCCACTAGCAGCAACATCCAAGCGCGATGAACCCCTACCAGTTAATTGGGTTGCCATACCGCTTAGGGGCTGACCCGGTTAGGCACGGTGCAGGTGATTGCTACAACCTGATGAGAGCGATGCTGCATTGGTATGACATCGCAACTCCAAACCCAGATCGCTCTTGGTATCGCCGCCTTAGACAAAAGGACTATTCAGTTTTTGACGAGCAGCTAATGCTGTGGGGAATGCAGACAGAACAACTTAAAGTAGGGACAGTAGCCTTAAGTTCTGGCCCGGCTAGTTCTTATGGCCTAGCTACTTACTTCGCGGAGCAGCCTGGGTGGATCTCGTTCGTAGGGTCGGAGGCAAAATGGAGCCCCATCGGGGCTTTGGAAGTCGTCAGGTATTACTGCCCCATGAAATAGCTGTTTGCGAAGCAGTAGGGATAACCAAGGATGAATACTTTGAGTTCTTCGACCTACTCACCCAGGAAAAGAAAACACGTTCTGCGGAATACGGCCATATCCCAGACGTAAGGAATGATCCTGTCACCGCAATTGTTGTCAACTTGGTTGTTGGCATTGCGTTAACAGCGGTTGGTGCGTTGTTGGCCCCAAAACCCAGAGCACCTGAACAGAAAGAGCAAAACAACTTTCAAGGATCAGACGTTAAGGGCAGGACAAAGTTTTCACCGCTTCGTCAATTCGACAGCGTTCAGGAACTGGCAACTCTTAGCAGCGTTGTTCCCTTGATCTACACCCGCCAAGATTTTGAGCACGGCGGTGTACGTGCGGAATCTCAACTGTTGTGGTCGCAAATGCGCAACCGCAAAACGTATCAAGCTTTAAAAGCCATCATGCTGTTTAGCGGTGGCCGCATTGAGCGACGCCCCGACTTCGATAGCTTTGCATTTGGCTCGCAAAAGATCGGTGGCTATAGCCGCAACAAGATTGAGATGGTCTTCAAGACCGGCGGTAGAGACCAAGGTCCTGCTGTTCTAAACAGTGCTGACCAGTACCCGGAAGGTTTATACACCGACAACTTGGTTGGGCAGTCAGAGACTACTGAGTACATGTTCGACAGTTACTACCCAACAGATGGGAGGTTTAAAGCATTATTTTGCAGCGTTCAAACGCCAACGACTAGCGCACAGTTTGGGCAATACAACCCGATGGCCAACGGGACTGGCTACCGCTACCCCTTCGACGCACCTGGCAAAGGGGATGGGGAATCATCTGAGCTTAAAAATCAAATAGGCGCCAAACGGCAAAAACATATCTCTGGATATTTTAGTCGTGAAGCTTTTATTAGAAGTAGAGAGGGAGATGTATATGAATACGTGCTCTCCAGTCAAGGTTCTATATATGCTTATTTACCTACAGATGATCCCTATGAATTAGATGCAGACCTAAATCAAGAAAATCACTGGGACGACCGCAGGTCGAAATTCTATGCTGACATCGATAGCCGTCAAGAGAACGGCAGCAACTGGGCAGAAGACTCCGGCAATTTTGGTTCAGCAATTAACGCTTGCGATCAAAGTCGTATTGATGCTGACGTATCCATCGAAGTTGGCGATTTATTTTTACTTGGTGATGAGGTCATCCGCTGCATAAATAAATCCGATGCAACTCCATGGGAAGTAATTGAAGGGAGCAGAAACGAGAAGAGATACACGTTTGAATCTGCTGCTGAGTATGGGAAATACAGACATGCAGATGATGGGTCAGCCAGAGACTTAAGAGTTAACACCTATGGATCTAGCCGAGGCTATAGAAACATTGCCAGGACGGATCTTGCATACCCACTACAGCGCGTTTCTATTGGGGCAGTATCTACCAGCCGCGCCGTCGACATGGTGGAGATCGGGATCAAAAGCACCGTCTGGCGCCAGGTAAACGGTTACCCCAACGTGACTGAATTCTTGGGTTTTGGGCAAGTTAATCGTTACGCAAAAGACGGTTCAACATTTAACTTGGGCACGATTAATGCCTACCACGAGCGGATGGCATTTTTCCGTGTTGAGTACCGCAAAGCAGGTGATGACGAGAGCTGGGCAGATATTTCACCTGAACGTCCTTTTGCTGTCTATGGCAATAACCCGTCAGGTGTTTACAACATGATTCGAATTGTCCATGCAAATAGGGATGAATATGAATATCGATTTATTCCCATTAGTGGAAACGTATTCTGTGAGTTAGGGCGATGGGCAAGTCCTAAAGACATCGAAGTTAATCTTTTGCAAGAAGACGCACCTTGGAGACAAGTTGGCGGGCGCCATGGGCCTTCTTCTAGTGACATTGCCTCTTTTAAAGGGATAAAGAAACGTCTAGACACCCGCATTGCTAATTCACTGAATTATGCAATTGGCGATTACAGCGATACAAACAAAGGTAGTTATGACCTTGATCACAATCAAAATCCTAACGTTGCTTTATGTGACTACTACACTTTTGATGCTGAGGATTCCAGTCATCGCAGTTCGCCAGAACATGAGATTGTATGGATGAATGAATTTGTAGATAACAAGGATAGTTGGTACGAAAACCCTGAGGAGCAATATGCCCGTCTGGCTTATGCCGGTGTAATTGTGGCTTCATCCCGTGAGTATTCCAGCTTTTCTGAACTGTCTGCTTACTTCACGCGCGGCATTCAAATCAAGCGTTTAATCGATGCCAGTGGCAGTTTTGATGACCCTGAACTGAATTTCTCGGGCGTTGCAGAGACTGCCACCTGCTTATTCCCCGAGGTTGCTTATGACCTGCTATCAAACAAGTTTCGTGGTGCGGGTGAGTTAGTCGGTCGCGGTGAGGTTCATGACGGAAAGATGAAACTAGCTGCCCGCTACTGCCAAGCCAATAATTTTTATTGGGACGGCGTGATGTCTCAGAAGGTCAACCTACGTCAGTTCATTTTTGAGCAGGCTGGTTATTGCATGTTGGATTTCACGATTGTGGGCGGGATGTTTGCTCTCGTGCCATCACTGCCATACAACTCAGATTTCTCCATTAATGAATCTGCAAACGTCAACGATGGGACGCTGCCAATTGCGGCGCTATTTACTGATGGCAACATGCGCAACTACAAGGTGACATTCTTGTCACCGGAAGAGCGTCAGATGTTTATAGCCGAGGTGAAGTACAGAGAAGAGACCGTTAACGGGTTTCCAACAGAGCAGTCATTCCGTCTTCGTATTGCTCAGCTCGAAAACGACAGCCGCAATGAAGGTACGTTCAACGACCCGGTTGAGGTGTTTGACATGACGCAGTTCTGCACCACCAAGGGTCACGCCATGAAATTTGCGAAGTATGCCCTTCGCACCCGTCAGCATGTAGACCATGCGATCGAATTTGAAACAACTCCCGATGCAGCATCGGCACTAGAGCCTGGCGCGTATATCCGAGTTGCCTCTGAAATAACTCATCATTACAACGACGGTGCTCGGTTCAGCGTCGGCTCTATCGACTCGACCGGGGTTGTTCAAAGCGGTCAAACAGATGTAGAAGGCAAACAAATCTTCTATTGGAAGCCCGGCATGGAGGGCGTGAGAACTGCAACGCTTGGCATAACAAACAACCTTGTCGCAGATTCTGGCCTGCGAGGGACTGTATTTAGCGTGAAACCAAATGGTGTCGAGCCTCGGTTATACAAAGTGGAGAGCATCAGCCTTACTGAGGATGGGATGGTGGACATTGCGGCAACCCACGCCCCTACAAATCCTTTCGGCCAATTAAAGGTCTTACAGTGGGATGACTCGGAGTTTGTCGAGGAAGAGTGATGGCAGGTATTCCGTTCCCCGACATCAAACCCACGTCACGCAGTTACACACCAGGCGCGGCACCGAAAGAATTTTTCCGTGCGCAAAACGGTGCTACTACAGCGGTTCAGTTTGGAAAACGAGTAGTTGATTCGACTTTGCGATTGACGTTTAACAACATCACGGACGAGCAAGCAATGGAGATTTTTCAGAATTACATCGATATTGATGTAGATGGTGATGGTCAGTGGGATTACGTCGAGTTTCCCTTTGAAGCAATTACGGGAGCCATGGCAGGCATCGGCAATGAGGGTCTGCGGCGCGTAATTGCTGAGACACCTGGATACCGTAAATATCGTTATGCCAACCCGCCCGAGATTACTAACGTGTTTCCGGGGCGCAGTTCTGTTGTTGTGGAACTGAGAGGATATTTAGATGGGATCTAGAATGCAAGCATCAACGCCTTAGCCATGGGTTACTACAGCGGCAACTCTGGCAAGATCCAATTTGCCAACACCGGCCAAGTAAGCGACGGCAGCACTGACATGACCGGATGGCGTGAACTGCCTCTGCGCGTTTCAAACTGGTCAATCAATACCTCAGTCCAGTTACTGGAAACAACCTCATTGGGCGATTGGGATCGAACAACTGAGTACGGGGTCAGGAGTCATACGGGTCAAATGCGGATTTTGTACTACACCGAGGATGCGAACGTTCAAAGCAGCCCATCCAACAACGCAGCATCCTGGTTCATTGGTGCTTTAACTATGGCTTCCACCCAAGGCGGTGCAGGGAGCTTGGGGCAATACAGCGACCAAGGTGAGTACAAACTCAGCAACTCACCGGCAAAGGTACGCCTTCGTCTATTTCTGCGCGAGACCAGCACGGCGTTACGTGACTACATCGATTTTGAAGCCCGATTAACCTCAGTAAGTTACGGCTCTGCTGTTAATGAAATTACGGCGGTCGATGTGAATTTTGAAGCGTCTGGCCAGATCATTAAAAACAATCTCTAATGGGCGTCTATCTTGGCAATAACGGGCGAATCCTTATTCGTCGCAACAGCAACAAGACTGCATTCTTTACCAAGCTGCAAGGAAGCGACGTTAATGTAGATCGCCGCCGCTTTAGCGTCGAAGGCGCTCACGAGCAATTCATTACGGGCGACCGAATAGAAATCACAACACTGCCTGAGAATGAAGAGGTTCCTCTAACTTTAATTCCGGGCAATGTTGATCCTACTGGTCAAATTCAATCAAGTTATGCTGGGTTTGCGCATGTTGACCCGATAGGTGGGATCAGGCTTTACGACAACCTGGCCGACTCTATCAACGGTTTTTCAGACCAAGCAATTGAGCTTGGCGACATTCCCGATCCTGGCTTAGATATTTCGATTGAAGTCGTTGCAAGGTCAGACGAAAATTGTTTAGGTCTAGTCAAAAGTTTTTCAATTACGACATCACGAGAGAACATTGATACCACCTGCCTTAGTGAACATTACAAGCATTCCTATGAGAATGGGTTAGTGCAAGGGCAGGGCCAAATTACCTGCTTTTGGGATTATCCACAGGATTGCGAGAAGCTGCAGTTAGACGAAAAAGAGTTTGCATCGTATCTTGCAAAACTTTGCGTGAGATTAGTGCAGGGCTCTAGTTTCCATGGATTCTTCTTCATGTATTACGGCATCGATACTAATGAGAAATCTGTTTGGTATGAATGCGAAAACTGCATTGTAAATAATGTGGCGATCTCTGTATCCCCTGGACAACTAATAGAAGCTGAGATTAGTTTTATTACTTCTGGCAAGATCGATTTAAGAGAGTCTTACATTCCTCAATATCTACTGCAAGAGCAGGACGCCGGGCTGATCCTCAACGAGGACGGAAGGCGGATCAGGCTAGAGAATTCTGAGAGCTAGAATTCGTTTAATAGCGATTCTCCTCCCGTAACGGCATGGCAGATCTAAGAATTTCGGAGCTGCGGCCGTTAACTGAGAATCAGATCGTCTCGGCTGACCTGTTTGCCGTTGCCGATCTCAGTGCAACAGAGACTCGAAAGATCACCGCGTTAGATCAGGCCAAGGCAACTGTTCGGCTAATCCCTGACGGAACGATCCCATACGGAAAGATTGACCCGAGCACGATTGACATTCCAGACGGAAGCGTCACGGCTGATGATTTGGCCGATGATTCGGTCACCCATGAAAAGCTTGCTGATAACGCGGTTGAAACCAACAACATTCTTGACGGCGCTGTAACCGGCCCCAAGATCGATCCATCTGCTTTTAACCGGGGCATTGATAGCACCCTGGGTTTGATTGGTATTACAAATGCCGTTTTACCTGGAACCCATGCAGGTCTGACCTACAACGAGCAGGGACTTATTACAGGGTCAACCGCCCTTATTCCTGCATCTGATCTACCCGTTGCCACCACGACTGATGTTGGCGTTGTTTCTGTCCCGGTTGAGGGCGGTTTAGCCATAACAGGCATTGGCGCGATCTCAATTGCAAACAACATTGCCCCAAGCACGCAGCCAAAAATCACTTATGACCAGCACGGCATTGTTATTGGTGGCGCTGCGTTAGAGGCGGCAGATCTTCCAGTTGCGACTGAAACCGCAATCGGCGGGGTGAGTGTGCCAACAGATGGCAACTTGCGGGTGAACGACGGCGCCGTTCGGATGCTTACCTCAAGCGTCACTCCTGGATCGGGCTACACCAAGTTTGCTTGCAACGAGTTTGGCGTCATCACGGACGCTACGACTCTTGTCTCCTCAGATATTCCTGAAATCAGTGCGGACAACATCACGTCAGGAATGTTTCCGACTGATCGTTTGGCTAACAACTCAGTCACTGCGCCAAAGATGGCGGATTATTCAACCTGCTTAATGCAGGAAGATTTTCCTGGTTACTCTCCTGACTATTACTTGGGGATGCTGTGGTGGCAGCCATCAACAGCACAACTGCGTGTTTATACCCGAGGCTCTGCGGGTACTCAATGGAGCCCTGTTGGATTCGGTGCGCTACAGGCAAACAACCTCAGATGGGGCGGTGTATTTGACGCCTCTACCGGCACCGTTGCAGTGGTTACTGATTTTGGAACTACGGCAGGACTTGCTGCAGGCGCTGCAATTCCTGCACCAAGCGATGAGTTATCAGGTCTTTATCTGATATGTCAAAAAGAAGGCAACGCAGTAAATCAGCCTGCCGTTGAGTCAATCAATTTCACGCCTGGTGACTGGCTGTTGTGCATTAATGAGCAGGAAGGCTACATCCATATCGATGCAGGCTCGACTGGCGGAGGTGGAGGTGGCGGATCCAGTTATCTAGCGACATTGCTTGACGTTGAGTTGGCTGGATTACAGGATGGTCAACGCCTGCAAATCGATAACACTGGCATTTGGCGCAACTCAGACGTGTTGGATGGTGGTTCTTTCTAGTCGAGTTAGACTTATGGGACACCTGCACAGGTGAGTTTTTTGCTGCACAGCAATGGCTACGACGATCAAGCTTAAGAATTCGGTAGTCAAGGACAAAGTCCCTCTGCCGTCTGGTTTAGAAATTGGAGAGCTAGCAGTCGGGGCGCATTCAGAATCTCCCGCGCTGTTCTTCAAAGACAACGCCGACAACATCATCAAACTTGAGCCAGGAAGCGGAGTAGAACCAAGCCCAACACCACCTGTTGGTCCTAACGAAGGTGATCTCTGGTATGACACAGGAAAAAATACGCTTAATTATTGGGATGGCGCATCCTGGGTTGAGCTAGGTCAAGCCGGTGATAGTCCGGTCACTTCAGTAAACGGTGAGGTCGGTGTTGTTGTTTTAGACGCTGCAGATGTTGGAGCGTTAGCACCCGGTGATGACGTTTCGGAACTTACCAATGACGCGGGATATATAACGGCGGCGGATGTTAACGATGGCAAGATCACCATTGTTGATGCAGACGGCGGTGCTGTAGGTGAGTTCACCGTCAACCAAGCGGGCGACACTGAAATCAGCCTGCCTGCAATCCCAGAGACAACCGGTTTTGTCAAACTGGATGATGACGGGACTGAGCAAAGCATCATTGGCGGCGGCGGGCTTGATGTTGTTGGCGGAATTACAAGTGAATTTGGTACTAATGCAGCCCAGCTAGGCAATATTGCGCCATTGAATGATTGGTCTTGTTATCCAGCACGACCGACAACGTTTTACGCAACACCGGTGCCACCTCCGCATTCATCGCCCACGCCAACTCCTGAACCTCAAGTTCCTACGTTTAGCGGCGGCGTTGTATCAGGCGATGTAATTGGCTCTGGCGGTTTTACATCTGCCGGGTCAATGGACATCATTGATTTAGGAGATGCGTAATGGCTATTTCTGACACTGACAAACTGCTAATTAACGACAACAGCAAGACCGAAACAATCACCATTTCTCAATTCAAAAACGGAACCATGCTTAACGACACCGACAAATTTTTAGTTAATGATGGTAGCAAGACCGAGACAGTCACTTGGAAGAATATTAAGGATGAGATTGGGCCAGACGAGGAAGCGCCTGATATTAATGCGGTTGCATTAACTGAGATTAAAAACGGCTATCGCTACACCGATAAAGAGTT